GGCAGTTGCTTTGCTCTTAGCCAAAGTAGACATCAAAGGTGTGTCTGTTGGGCTAATGTCATAAATCATGTCGGAAAGATCTTCCCGTAAACCACCACGGGTTGAGCTTGTGTCAAATACTGTATATGTACCTGTAGGTGCAGTCATTTAATTCTCCTTAAACAAATTTTTCAAATAATTTAGCAGCGTCTGAAACTTTTCCAGACTTTCTAAACTGCTGTTTTAGCTTCTTAGTTTGCTCTGACTCTAAGCTGCCTTGCGGTCTTGATGTTCCCGATTTAAGCATCTTAGGCGCTTGTGCTACTTGTTTGGTAACAGCCCCTTTGTTGCTCATCAGTTTGTCATACTGCATTGCTTTATACAGAGTCAGAACGGCACGGGAGTCATAGACTTGTGCCAGTTCATTGGCTTGAAAGCCGATACTCTCAGCATACTTGCGTATATTGGATCGTACCTGCTCGCCCTTCTCAGGATCAGCATAATCGGGTAGGACAGTCTTTAGCTTCTCAGCCTCAGTAGCCACTACACGCTGTAATTGCTCGGCATTTTCAGATTGTTGCATTTGTGCAATTCTGGCTTGCTCGGCTCTGATGGCGTATAACTGCTTTTCCTTTTCCGACTTTTCTGCAACCCTTACGGCATAGCCGATTGGGTCTACTTCCTTTAGGGCATCCAAGTCCTCGCTTGGCGTTTGCGATTTGAGAGCTTGCTCAATGATCTGCAACCGTTGTGCGTAGGTATCCCGTAGTTGTTTTGCTTGCTCTACAGCAGCGTACTCGGCTTCTACAGCCTTTCGTTGCTCTGCAAGTTTTTGGGTTTTTTTAGTATAGTCAGCTTCTCGTTGGTAGCCTTTAACAAGTTCATCCTGCGTAACCTCGTACTCCTGTCCTTCTACTTTGACACGATAACGGGGTTGCTCTTGTTCCTGTTCTTGCTCCTCTGAGTCATCCGATTCATACGATTCCTCGTATTCTTCTTCTGCTTGGGCGTTTGCTGCCTGTTCTGGTTGCTCATTAGTTTGCTCTTGCGAGGCTTCTGATGCTTCCATCATAGACAAAAAACTGCTTGCAGCTTGATCTACTGTAAGCGATTCATTCCCTGACGGGGTGATGTTTTCACTCATGTTCTTCCCTAATTGTTCCTGATACTGTCAGGTGCAGTTCTTAGCAAATGCTAAAGAATCTTCCAGCGTTTACTGTCAATCTTGTCCGTTTGGGCTAAAGACTGAAAGTGCGCTCTAATTGCTTTGACGGCTCGTTGCATACGATATGCTTCTTCCCGTTCATCTATTTCATGTGGCGCTGAGTTCACAATGATGTCTATTTGTGATTGCTCAATCGCATCCATTTCTTCGTTAAAGAATGTGTCTAACAACAATCCTCTAGCTCTTTGATCTTTCAATTCTTATCCTTGATTGGCTGAATTGCGAGCAGCAGTAGCGGCATTAATAGCGTCTATTTGAGCTTGCAGATCACCGACTGCGCCAGCTTGCATTGGTGTAAACGGATTAAGCGTAGATGTTGCGCCGCCTACATTTACATTAGGATTGTTGTAGCTAGAGTAAATTGGTGTGCCGTTAGGGTTATAACCTGTAATAAAGCCGCCAGTTGTTACACCTTCTGGCTGGAAAGCGCCTGGGCGATACTGCTGGAATGTAGCATTTACAGGTGGTGCGCCAAACTCAAAGCGTGTAGGCAACTGAGCCTGTGGAATGTAACCTGCTACGCCACTACGGAAAGTTGTGCCTTCTGTACCAAATGGAGTAAATCCTGGTTGCAATCCTGTTTCAGAGTAATACTGTCCTGTCTGTGGGGATTGAACTGCATTAGTTCCACCAAACTGACCAGAGATTGATTGCAACAGCGAATTAACACGCTCATTAAAGTTTTGTGGCGTTACAACATTAGGTTGACGCATCATTGTGTCATAACCTTGGTAGGCTTCTTTGCCAAAAGGGAAGTCTAATCCAGCAGCCTTGTAAGCGTCTGCAAGTTGGAAGTTGTTTTGATAGTAACCTGTATCGTTTGCGTCTAACACGGCTTGGCGTTGTAATGCTTCTGCTTTAGCAACAGCTAAATCCACATCCTCGCCAGTCTGTTGCCCATAAATAGCATCTATGATTACTTGGGCTTTTGGTGTAGAAAATACATCACGAACCTGATTCATGTCGGTAGCTTTGGTTAAGCCATTAACAATCGAGTTATAACCAGCCTGATCTAAAGCCCCGCTATTTAATGCCCGTTGCAAAGTTGCGGTAACTACTGGATTGCTTAATACATCTTGTCCAGGCGTAGCAGAGTAATCACCATAAAGTCGTTCAAAATTACTTATAACAGCTTGCTGTGTAATTGGGTTTACAAACTGCGCTTTTCTGCCGCCAATAGTAGATACATTAACTGCGTCTTGTGGCAAAGCAAAAATGTCTGTAGTTGCATATCGACCTGCGTATGGGTCAGCCTCTAATGCTGCTAGTTCCATTTCAGTAAAGCCGCCTGTAATACCACGCTCCGTTTGCTCTTTTACTGCCGCAGCACGAACCGCATCTTTAATTTGTTGCGCTGTCATTCCTTGATCTAAAGCCGCAGACTGCCAGTATTGGTAGCCTTGTTGCTCTGGGTTTCTACCTAAATCTTGGCGATAAGCAGAAGTAATGGCTTGCGTAAGAAAGTTTTGACCCTCTAGTGATTGAGCCATAGCCCTAGCCACATCTGCTTGACTTGTCCCACCAGCTAATTGACTAGCCCAGTATTCTGCGCCACCTGGATCAGCCTCACGCCCTAATTGTTGTTGATATAACTCAGCTACTAAATCAGCAAATTGTGACATTATCCTGGTATCTCCAAATTAGATGCTATGCCAGCGCCAACCTTGGCGGCTTTTAATTGGGCTTCTACTTCAAACTCGGCTTTTTTTAGCTCTAACTGAGCAGCAGCCTTTTCACGCTCTAGTTGTATCTCTGCGCCAGCCTTCTCTCTAGCTAACTGGATGTCAGCCAATGCTTTCTGTCGGTTAGCCTCAATGTCAGCCATGAGCTTCTGCTGCGCCATTTGCATTTGTGCTTGGCTCTGAGCGATCATTGCCTCGATTGCTGGGTCTTGCTGTTGCTCTTGTGGTGGTGGGTTGGATAACTGCTGATCCATCTCAGGAGTGATCTCCTTGAAGAACTCGGACACATCCTTGAACCCTGCTGCCTCGATAAACTTACCCATTGTTGTGCGGTATTGACCAATAGAAACCATTGGGTTAGCTGGTCCATACTGCTGAATGATCTGCTCTTGTTTAGCCATAACCATCTGCAACATAGCCATTTGCTCTTGCTTGTTGCCAGTACCCAAGCCTACCGAGATAGACAGATCGTACTGGTTAGACCATGTACGAGGGTCGATTGGTACATATTTGCCCCGTAAACGGATCATACGGGGTTTATCTTGGTACTTGGTGACTAGGTGTAGGATGCCTTGGAAAAGGCTCTTAACGCCTGTTTCTGCAAAGATACGGGCTATCAGTTCAATCTTGCCTGACGATGCGCTTTGTGTCGCTGCAATAGCGGCTGCGGTTACATTCTGCAAGATGTCAGGGTTTAATCCCTGCTGCATATCGCTAATGCCTGTACGCTTAGACTGGATTCCGTCTAGGTACTCTAGCATTGGGAACGCTTGATTAGCTACAGGCGCTACATTGATAGGTACGATAGCGTTCGGATTTTTCATCCGAATTACTCCACCAGGAGCAACGCTTAACATATCGTCTAGGTTGACTTGACCTTCTACTACGCCAGTCCGAGCATTGTTTGTTAAGTACAGGTTATCAAGGATCTGACGGGTAATCGTAGACTTAATAAGCTGAATGTCCATCGCACGATCAGCAAGCGAGTTGCCAAAGAACTTGTGCGGAATGGGAATAGGGCAGAGAGAGTGGAACGGTACGAGGTCGATCTCCTCATCCGACAGAATCTCATGTCCAGCATAGACCACCTTACGCAGTTCAGCGATACCATCGCCATCCATGTCGGCACGAATGTAGCACTCAAATACTTCTACTTCTTCCATCGTTAAATCCATCGACTGCACATCAGGAGTTTCCGATGAATCAAAGCGACTAATGCGCTCCTCTGAGAACTCTAAGTCTGTGTTGCTTGGCAGGGAAGAAATGATCTCTGCATCGAACCCCATAGCTGTTAGCTCAGAACGAGTAACCGGTCTACGGTGTGCCACGAAAGGAGCAGTTTTTATATCTATAGCTCTTTTGGAGATTAAGAACTCCTCTGGTGGCACATTCTCTACAACAACGCCGCCGCTTGTGCTTTTCTTGCTCACCTTAACGCTATGGCTACGCATAATGACAGGCATACCATCCATGCCAATGCCAGCGACTTCTTCCGTTGTGTCCTGTTCTACTACTTCTCTTGTGCCATCAGACATTAACAATACGAGTTCATCGTCTGTTAGGTTCTGATATTCCTCTTTCGTTACTTCTATCTTGGTGTCCCAGTAGGCTTTTACAATGCCTGTCTTTTGCAGGAGAGCGTCTTTAAACCAGTTATGCAGGACTAAGAAGCCATCGTTATCCCGATAGAATACCCAGTTCACATACTCTGTGGCTTGTTTAGCACCTTCTTCATCGCCTGGACCTTTAGGCTCAAACCGTACAATATCTTCGCTTGCAGTAAATACACGGACTAATTGTGGCAATGCACCATCAACTACTTCTGCAACTTCGCCTGTAACAATCTGTGAGCGACCTTCGATCTCGTTCCCATAGGGTCTACGCAAGTAATAGTCCAGCGCCTTCCTACGGTCATCAATCGTATCTGTCATCAAGAAACCGATAGAGTTGTCGATTTCCGAGTCAATCAGATTTTTAAGTTTCAGTTGATCCATTTATATAATCCATTTGGTGTTTTGTTTTAAGGGCTTATTCCAGTTATTAGGCTGCTCATCTAAGCCCACAGCTACATAGCGCCAAGCATCGGCAGCGTGAGAATGTTGATCGTGTAATGGTTTCTCGCTAAACATCTTAGTGTCAGGGTCTACTGCGTACCGATAATGCCGTAAAGCCTGTAATCCTTCTGCACAACGGGATTGGTCAAAGAAGCACCGATTCATCAGCATCCTAGCTGAGTTGATTCCGTCTGCAATCGAGAGTTTAGGAGTAATCCGTACTGGCAATCCCATGCCCTCAATAATCTCTTTTGTGCTTCTGCCAGTCATATTCTTATGCTCTGCATCATGCGGCAGCCAATGATCCCTATAGGTATATCCCTTGTTTTGAAGGATATTCACATAATGATCTATGGTCTTTTGGCAGTCTTGGTAAAAGTCTATGATCCTTACCTCACCGCCTGGTATCGTCTGCACGAACCAAATACTTGTCATGTCTGCCCAGCCTAAGTCCCAGAAGGTAGACACAGCAATAGACTTATCTATCTGTATATCCTTAATCCGTTCTTCTTCCTGTGCCTTGCGTAGTTCATTGGCGTACACCGCACCGTCTAAGACCTGTCTTGTATTGCCTTCCCAAACATTGAGATAGGCATCCATGTCCCTAGCTTTTAAATCTTCCATCTCATCTTGTAAGACTTGTGGAAACCAAGGATTGTCCGACCAGTTGACTTTAACTACTTTAGCGTTAGCTGGCGGCAGGACTACAAACCGCTTGTAGGTTTCATCCGTATCTAGCTCTGGGTTAAATGTTACCCATATCTCTGAGTCAGGCTTACGAATTGTAGGTATCAGCACATCCCATGAGCTTTTGGATGTAGTCTGAGCTTCTTCTACCCAGCATATATCTACACCTTCAAACGACTTAATCTTAGTAACATTGTGCTTTAAACCAGCAAACAGGAACTCTGTACCGTTAGAACCAAAGATAGTCGTATTCTGTACTGTGTAGAAGTCCTCTAAGCCTAAAGCCTTAATCTGATCTGACAGCAGCGCATGAACCGAGTCGCTAATGGAGTTCTGAAACTCACGAGCGCATAAAACCCTAATCTTCTTTCTGCGCCCAATGGCTAACAAAACCCTAGCAACAGTCCAAGACTTAGACGAGCCACGCCCACCGTACACAATCTTGTAACGGTGATCTTCCAGTAAGCACTCTAGCTTCTCTGGAATCTCTAGGGTTAGCTTTGCTTCTTCTGTCACTCAGGGCGCTTAATAACGAACTCAATCAGCTTTAGCTCTACTGCATCGCCATCTACACCGCTAATCTCTGTAGCTTGGACAGCTTTACCATCTACACGATCTATTACTTCTTTGATCGCCCAAGGCTCGCCCTGCTCGGCAGCATCTACTAACTTGTCTGCAATCGTTCTTAGCTTACGGCTATCTTCTTGTACCAATGCCTTACGCAGTTGATTGTAGAACAGCTTGCCCTTCTTGCCGTTCTGATTGCCTATAGGAGCGCCGCCCTTATTAGTTGACGCAACCTCTACATTATTGTTTTCTGTACTATTTTCCATTCCATTCCTCTAGGGGTGATGGGTAATGTTGTTATTCTACAACAGATTATTCGTTATAGCCAAATTCGTATGGATAACCCTCTGATGACAGGGTGCTGGCTTTTACTTTCTTCTTAACAATTTCGTAATCGCCATCTAATGCTCTTTCGCCATGATCTTTGGCGTAAGTTTTACTTGTTGTTACCCAATCACCTTTGTTTATCTCTTTAACGCCTTTAGGGACTGCTCGGTAAACTTCTACTAAACGATCAGGGTTTCCCTTAGCTTTGTATGCAGCAGCAAACCACTCTGCATCTACCTTTGGGTCACCTAAACCATACAATCTTATGCCTTTAGAGCTATAAACATCGGCTGGCATAATTGCGCCAAGGTTGTCTAATGTGCCGCCATATACTGCTGCGTTAGGAGCTTGATGCGATCCTCTGTATTCGCTTGGGTCAGTTGCATACTGCATACCGCCCATTCTTTGCATATAGTTTTCAGCCAACAAACCAGCTTTAGGCGCTAACGCCTTGCCTGTAGCAACGGCAGCAGGAGCAG